ATGGATAATGTAATAATACTTAAAGATGCTGTGAATAAAAAAGAATTTAATGATTTTATTTCTACTCAACCCGATGGAATAGAACTTGGATTAAATGGGGAAGAATATAAACAAATATATAGCAAAGTGAAATATTCCAATAAAGTTCTGAATATAAATAAAAACAGTAGTTTATATTCTAAAAAAATAGTAGGTGATAGTATGGAGGATAATAAACTTTTAGAAAAATACTTAGATAAAGTAGATCAAGATAGACGCGACCAAGAAGAAAGATTAAATAATGCTATTGTTGAATCCGAAAAAAGAAACCATACTGAAAGAACTGAATTTGAAAAAAGAATACTACAAGATAGAAAAGATAGTGAAGAAAGAATTGATAAAAAATTTAATCAAATTTTAAGTTCTATAGAGAAAAATAATGAACGATTAGAAAAAAGAATATCTGATATAGAAAATAAAATTGAAAGTAATAGTAAAACCCTTGAAAATAAAATAGATGGTAATAATAAATGGATTATTGGTGTATGTATAACTACTATTCTTTCAATTGCTGCTTTAGTTATTAGTATATTAGTAGCAAAATAAATGGCTAAAGAATGTTCAACATTTTTTGAAATTTTTTAATAAATTTTATGTATTTTTTCCATAAAGGTACACATATTAATAAATGGTTGTATAGTTAAATGACTTAAGCGTTGATAAAGGTGTTTAAAATCACTTACGCTTTTATACTTATTTAAACTAAAAAAGAGAGATAGGCATATACATTTATATCCCTATCTCTCTTCTTAATTGTCTAATAGTTAAAGTAGAATATACCTTAATTATATAGACTTTATATTTATTCTATCAATAAAATTTATATTTATTAACATAAAAGAAATACTTATTTTATACTTCTTCTACATATTTAGAACTTACATATCCTCTTTTCTTTCCGTGATTGGTGTTGTACTCTATGTAATACCATCCTTCTACCTGTTCTAATATACTCATATTTTCATTAGGATCTAAGCTCCCTATATTATCGTAATTAATTCCTGGACCTTTTCTTACAGTTAAAGATGTTCTAACATTTATAACTTTTCCCTTTCTATAAAATCTTTCTTTTTGTTCCCCTTCATATCTAACATAACCGTCACTTGGATTACCATCAGCACGATAAAAAGTTATACGTAACCATCCATTAGTTCTATACATTGGTGAAGCTTTGTAATTAGGTAATAATATTTCATCTGGTTCTTTTTTATTTACATCATCACTATTCCACCACACATAAGTATCACCATTATCGTTATGATATCCAAAGTGATAATCGAATGATATTCTATTATAGTTTTCAATATCTATATAAGCATGATACATTTTTTCACTACCTGGATATACTATCTCTATAAATTTAAGTGAAGGATATATTCCTAATACAAAAATCCTGTCTAAACTATCTATATATCTATTAGGAATTGGTTCACAATTTTTATTTAAAACTGATATTCTTCCCTCTCCAACTATAGTTGCATTTGTTTTTGTTTCTGAACTCTCATAAAATCCATCTAATGATACTGAAGATTGAGTTTGACTTGGAATATTATCTGTTTGAATATCTTTGTTACAAATTCCCTCAGCAATTAATTCACCTATTAAGTTAGATCCTTTAGCTTTATATATAGATACATCAGTTGTCGCTTCACAGAAACAAACTTCTATAATTACCGCAGGCATTGATGTTTTTCTTAATTCATATAATTTAGGATTTGTTTTTACCCCTCTATTTCTTAAACCTGTACCATTAGCAATTGAATTAACTATTCTTCTAGCATATACTTCAGCTTGTCCGCCAGCTCCACAAATCCATGTCCCAGTTCCTAATGCTCCATTATAACTATCATAAGCTTTATCAAAGTGTATTGAGATAAATAAATCTGCTCCCCACTCCTCCGCTTTATTAACTCCATATCTTAAGTCTGTATTAACATCACAATTACCTGGTGTTACATCAAGAACTTCATGTCCTTCTTTTCTTAAATTTAAAATTACAGAATCTTTTACCTTTCTATCTTCTATAGTTTCATCTATTAATGCACTTGCTCCTTTAGCTTGAAAATTATGTCCACCTCTTACTGCTATTTTCATATTAAATCAATCCTTTCTTTTAAAAATTTGTTATTATTAGCTCTCCGTATTCTTTTCTAGCACTTGCTTGATTAGATACAGAGTACATTACTTTTACTTCTTTTATATTAAAATCTTTGTACCATTCTCTTACTTTTGTATGGTCATTTATAGTTACTAAGAATTTTCCTTTTATATTTTTTAATTTATCTCTTAACAGTAAATGCTCTTTTTCACCAAACTCTGTTCCATACCCTGCTTTTTCAAAATATGGTGGATCACAAAAGAAGAAACTTCCTTCTCTATCGTATTTATCTATTATTTTTTCAAAGCTTAAATTTTCCACATAAGTATTTCTTAATCTATCTTTTATTTCACTTAAAACACCTTTGTAAAAAATTTGTGGTGCTGGTTTTTTAGCAGTTGCATATCCATAATGTGTTCCTTTACCTGCAAAACTTTGAGAAATTAGATATAAAAATCTAACAGCTCTTTGTATTTCTGTTAAATGCTCTAAAGTAACATTTTTATATTCTTCAAATATATCTCTTCCTGAAAATTCATATTCTAACATTCTTTCAACTTCAGGAGCATGATATTTTATCATCTTAAATAAATTAATAAGCTCTTTATCTACATCATTAATCACCTCAACCTTTGAAGGAGTTTTGCCAAAGAATACCCAACCTGCTCCAAAAAATAATTCTACGTAACAAGTATGTTCTTGAATATTTTCTATTATTGTTTTTCTTAGCTTTGATTTTCCTCCCATTCTTGTTATTGGTGGTTTCATCATTTTACTGTTTTTATCCTTAGTCATTTTTGTCATTCCTTTACTGTTAAATTTTATAAACTACTTATTTTTTAAATTTTCTATAATGTCTTTTTCAGATATATTTTCATATTTCATTAACTTAATAGCACATCTGTCAGCTACTTCTTTAAAGTGATCTCTTTCACTTTCAACAACTTCTAATTGTTTTCTTAAATACTCATTTTCTTGTTTTAATGATTTAATGTAATCTTCTCTATTTCCCATAATAGAAACCCTCCTTATTCTTATATTAAAGGCAATAAAAAAGACTATCTCTAGTCCTATCTATTGCCTTATATACTATTTAATTTCTTCTTTATCCTTTTTACTTACTCCATCTAAGCCTGGTGTAGTTGGATTGTTAAGTACGCCTAAGGCTACTCCTACTCCACATAAGGCATTAACTATATACATAACCTTATCTCCATCTACATTAAATCCTAGATTAGCAACTATCATTACAACAGCACTTGCTATCGCTACTATAGTTCCTGTATTCTTTAATCTTTCTAATATTTCTTTTGCTTTCATATTATTACATCCTTTCTATTTAAAAATATGATTTTGTATTGCATAAAAAAAGAAGCCTACTATAGAGCCTCCAAACATTGTTATAAATATCTTTAATATCATTATTAAAGTATCTATACTTTTTATTAAGTTTGTTATTTGAACTTCTTTTTTAGCGTCACTTTGTTCAAGTTTATCTAATCTATCAGCATGATTATTTAATCTTTTATCATGTGTTTTTAATTTATCTTCTACTAATTCTTCATGCATATCGCTTTCCTTTCTGCCTACATATATTTAGCTAAAATATTATTGTTTTTTAATTTCAACTTTCCATTTTCAACTTTGAAATTTTCTAAGTTATTAAGTAAATAATCATCTTTATCTACAACTATAAATTTATAATTGTAATCATCTTTTTCAGGTCCAAAGTAATCCATATTTTGAACGCCACCAGCATGAAGTTTTATATCTCCAGTTGATTGAGAATAAAATAAAGTTACTTTCTTTTCAAAGTTTTTAATAGAATTATCCATATATAAATCTCCTTTCTATGCTATTGCTATCAGCATTGCTGTAAGTGGTCTAAATTGTACATCTCCAGAATTACTTCCATTTTGAATTTTACATAACCCTTGTACTTCACAAACAACTAAGCCATTCTCTATATAATCCCTTGCTCCAGTACAATGTACATGAAATGGGAAAAAGTTACCTGAGGTACTATAGTAATACCCACGTAATGCAACTGTCCATTTTAAAGAACTTCTTCTTTTAGTAAATTCAGCTGGCAACTTTATATAAGCTTTACCAGGATTACCAACTGGTATATCGAATGATGTTACGTATGTTAATGCATGATATGCATGTCCAGTACCAGCGTTATACCATTCAAGTCCATCTTTACCTAAAGATGCATAAGTACCATCTTCAAAAGTCCCTTTGAATCCTAACCCATCCATTTGATAGTTAGCTGAATAAACTTCTCCCCCTTTTGGTGTCCACTTAACAGCTCCGACATCACCTTCATAAATCCCAACTTCACTAACATAAATCCAGCAAAATTCATCCCAATTAACACCGCTTTTCATTCCATTATGGTCGAAGCGTAACCAAACCCATTCATGGTTACCTGTATTAAATTTATATGTAAATGGTTTTTCTTCTGCTGCATTACTTTGTGAACCACCTTGAGCTGTTAATATACAAAGCGGCTGTGCATAATCACCATATTCAGTATTACTTAAAACAACAAAAGCATCCATTGATTGTACATTCTTTTCACAAATATAATGGAAGTTTATTGTATAAGTAGTATTCTTTTTAACTTTATAAGCTTTGTGAGTTTGTAAGTATCTTTCTGGATTGTTATATGCTGCTCTGTTTTTTATTGCACCAGTAATTCTGCCTTTGAATCCATATCCACTATAAGCACCAGCCCAAAATTCAGAACCATTATGAAGCCATCCACGATCTCCACCAAAAAAACTACCATTAGGAAGTATATTAGATACACTACTTCTTTGCTCTACAGTAAATTTAAATTTATCATTGCTTTGTTTAAACTCTGTAAATTGTTGATTAGTTACAGCACTAGCAACTTTTCCATCTAAAGTATTTATTCTACTTTCTGTATTAGAAACTCTATTAGTTATTCCATTTAGATTAGTTTCTAAAGAAACAACTTTACTACTAACATTGTTTACTTCTTGCTTACTAGCCTTACCATTAAGGTTACTTTCTAAAGTTTGTGTTTTACTTTCTGTGGCACTTACTCTCTGTGTAATTCCATCTAAACTAGCTTTTATAGTAGTAACCCTATTATTAACTTCTGTTACCTCTTGCTTAGATGCTTTCCCACCTAATGTAGTTTCTATAGAACGTGTTTTGCTTTCTGTAGAACTTATTCTTTGAGTTATACTATCTAAATTAGTTTCTATTGTTGCCACCTTATTCTTAGCTGTTGACATTTCAGTTTTTAATATATTAACTGATTCATCATTTTCAGTTATATCAAAAACAGTTGCATAAGCTATATGCCAAATTATTGGATTACTTGTTGTTGGGGTTTCCACTCCATCTAAAGCAAAGAAACTGGTACTAGAAAAACTTCCTGCATCACCACATTTTAATAAATGTATATACTCTTCCCACTTACCTGTTCCATTTACTTGTGTTAACCATTTTGAAGTTCCATTGTTCCCAGTAGAATTTGAGTACCATCCTATTGTTAATCCGACTGGAATCTTAGCAATAATTTTTGTTACAAATATAGCATTTGCTCTAGTCATATTTCCAAAATAAAAGCCTCCATAGTTAGGACTTGCACTTCCAACAGTTTTTACTTCTATACAATATTGTGAATCAGTTGGACATCCATTAATTTTAGAAATTCTTGAAGTTGTTACAGTTCCATTTCCTTTATTATTATAAGTATTAATGTTATTTGAACTATTTTTAAATGTAGGATCACTAAATAACATTTTCCCTAGACTCATGGCACTAGCTAAATCTTTAGCGTTATTAGCTAAATTATCTACAAGATTTATCTTATTAATTAATTCTGTTTTTGTTTTATCTATATCTGATTGTTCAACTTTAAGAGCAATTTTATTTTTTAATATATCAATATTACTTTCTACATTATGAACTTTAGTATTAACAACATTGATTTCTGTATTGGTATAGCTCTTATCATTATTAAGAGCTTCATTGGCTTTACTAGCTGCAATACTATCTGCATGAGAATTAGCACTACTTATAGCTTCTTGTTTAGCTGTATTAGCTTTATTAGTAGCCATATCTGTAGCAAAGTTTTTAGATGCATCTAAATTAGAATTTATTTTACTTATTAAATCTCTATTTAAATTACTTACACTTGTAGTAATGGTTTGTGTGATAGAATTTAAATCTTGTACACTAGCTTTTATACTGTTATTTTCTTGTGTAAATTTACTTTCTACTGTACTTATTTTATCTGTTACTGTTTTAATATTTTCTATAATTAGCTTGTAAGTATCTTCTGGAGCTGGTGACCAATCTGAAACCATATTCCCTTTCTCAAGCATTACATTTGTAAAAATAACAGAATTCCCTCTAGTTTCTCCTGCTAAACCAGCATATAGCAATACAGAATTAACTGTATTACTTCTTTTAGTAAATGTATAGGTTATTCTATTATTTATTATTGGAACTCTAGAGCATTTTCCACCAGGATAATCATAAATACTAATTTCTTTAATACTACCTGAAACTATCTCAACATTTGCTGATATTGTATATTCAGAATTTAACAATAAATTAGCATCTATTGAAATATAGTTATAATTATCTGAAGCTGTTCCAGTATTTCTAGCTGGTAATTCAAATCTTGAACTATTCAAAGCTAAATTTCTGCCACCTATTTTTATTTCCTGAATAGATTTATCTATATCTGACTGAGATACTTTACTCTCTATTTTTTCTTTCAAGACATTTATTTCTGCTGTTGCTTTATTTAAATGTGTATTTACTGTTGTTATCTCTGCATTAACAAATGCCTTAGCACTATTTAAAACTTCATTTGCCTTACTATCAGCGTGAGAATTAGCACTACTTATAGCTTCTTGTTTCTTTAACTCTGCTACTCTGTTAGCTTCTAATATTGCATCTTGTTTTGCCTTATCTGCTTTAGAAATTGCTGTATTAAGATTCTCTTGTGCTTGTTGGATTCTTTTTCTTTCCTCTTCTGTAATCTTACCATCAGCATTCGCTATTGCATTAGCTTGTGCTAAATTAGCTTTTGCTGTAGCAACTTCATCCGCGTACTTTTTAGCTAAGTTAGATTTTTCTAATGCTAAATTTTCAGCTGCTTTAATTGCTTCTTGTTTTTTAGAATCAGAATAGCTTTTAGCATTACTTAACGCACTATTAGCTTTAGCCTGAGAACCTTGAGTATCTTCTATCTGTTCCCAACTACTCCATGTATTTAAATCAATTCCATGCCTTTGATAAACAGGAGATGAATTACTTCTAAATACTTGAGTTGGATATCCACCACTTGCGTTATTCCATGGCACTGTAGTTTCTAGTGTTCCATACCATGAACCTCCATTAGGTACTCCAATGACATTAGCATATTTAAATTCTGTAATTGTTTGAAATGCATAATGTTGCATATACCAGCCTGGATTTTCATTATTGCTCCTTGTATCTGGAATACTTCTAGCTCCAATTATCGCCTGCTCTTTAGCTCTATTAATATTATTATTTATTGTTTGCGTTGATTGAGTAAAAGTAGAAGAATCAACCTTTAAGTTAATTGAATCTTTAAGTTGATTAATAACACTACCTTGATTACTTACAGTTTTATTAATACCATCTGTTGTACTCTTTAATGTGTCCAACTTAGAAGTTAGCCCACCTAAACCAGCCTTTAATTCATGTGTTTCACCTTCTACAGATGTTATTTTCCCATCAATAACAGTTTTATTATTAGCTACAGTTTGAGATAATCCACTTAAATTTTGCTCTAATGTATTAGTTTTAGCTACTAATGTTTTATTATTTTTATCTACTGTACTAGATACAGATGATAAACTACTTGAAACACTATCTATATTAGCTTTTAATTCAGCATTTTTACTCTCTAATACAGTCTTATTATTTTCTATAACCTTCTTAGTATCAGTAACAGTTTGAGTTAATCCACTTAAATTCTTTTCTAATGTATTTGCTTTAACTTCAACGCTAGTTATTTTTCCAGTAGCCGAATCTATAAGTGTTTTTTGTTGGCCAACAGTATTTTTCAAAGAATCTACAGTAACAACTGTTCTATTATAATTATCTTCTAAAGTCTTTTGTTTACCTTCTAAAATTTTAGAATTTTCTATAGATGCACTTAATTTTCCTTGAACTACATTAATGGCTGTTGAGTTGCTTTCAGTAATCTTTTATTATCTTCTAATGAAGTATTTAAATTATTAAATGCAATATCTAAAGTCCCCTTTTCTGAATCAATAGAAACTTTATTAGCTGTTAATAGTGTGCTACCATCATTTATAGCTGTTACCACGCTACTTATATTAATTTTACTAGCTTCTATATTTGCATTAGATGAAACTTTACTATTATCTATTGCTCCATTTTCTATTGCTAAGCCAGATATAGATCCATCTTTTAATAATTGTCCATTAATCTTACCTACTGTTAAATTATCAGCATTAAGATTAACTACATTTATTTTAGCAGCATCAATTGTTCCAGCTGTTATTTTAGAAGCACTAACACTAGAAATCATTAAATTTGTTATAAATCCATTTGCTATTGTTAGCTTATCAGATGTAATTCCACCAGCCTGTATATTTTCACTAGATAAATTACCATTTAGTAATGTTTTTATACTAGCTGTTTCAGCTTGTATTTTATTAATATTTGCATTTGTAACATTTAAATCTTTTATATTAGCTTTATCAGCTATTAAGTTATTTGTTTTAGTTTCTAAAGCTTCTAATTGAGCTATAGTAGCTTTTTTAATCAATGCTTCAGAGATAGTTGCATTTAAAGCATTCAAGTCATTAATACTAGCTTTTTGAGATAAAAGATTATCTATACTAGCTGTTTTAGCTTCTAACACTCCGATTTTAGCTGTTGCTGAATTTAAATCTACAATATTAGCTTTCAGAGTATCAAGCTTACTTATTTCTGCACTAACTGCATTAAGTTGAGTTATATTAGCTTTAGTAGCTTCTAATGTACCTATCTTAGCATTGACAGCATGTAAATCTTGTATGTCCGCTTTATTAGCTTTTAGATTATCTATACTAGCATTAATTGCTTTAAGATTTACAACTTCAATTACATTTGCTTTAAAGTCCTCTATTTGTTTTACTTGTATAGAATCTATTATACTTCCATCTACAGTACCATTATCTGTTGTAATATTATTTACTGTATCTGTAGTTTCCTGATTTCTTGTTGTATATCCTCGAACTTTAAAATAGCATTGGCAAGTTCTACTGTATCTCTGCTATGATCCTGAGGGTATTCTACTGTTTTAACAATTCTTTGTTTATCTCTTACTTTATTGCTTTTAGATAAAAGAGCAATAGTATCTCCTAAAGAATAATCTAAAATAGACTTATACTTTGGATTTAACTCAGCTAAATTTAAAACACTAGCATTATAAGAAGTAAACGGCTTAGATATTTCTTCTAGTTTAGCCCTGGCATCTTCTAAAAGACTTTCTTTTACGGTGTACCTTTCATCCTTCCAATAAATTGTTTTAATCTTTTTGAATATTGAAAGTTTTCAACATAGTTTTTACCACCATTAATATCTTCAAAAGTTAAATTATCTTTCCCCTCTGCAATTATTCGAGTAGCAAATTTATAAGAATCTGATTGAACTTGTAGAGCTGTAAGATTTAAACTATCTATAAAGTAGGCTCCCTTATCTTCCCCAAGCTTTTCATATACTTCAATTTTCTTTTCTAATGTATTAAAAACTATATCTACTCTATAAGTTTTCTTAATCTCTTTAACTATTTCTAACGCATTTTTATTAGTACACCTAACAGTTCTCTTTTTCTTTAATGTATTATCATTTACTGTCCATCCAGTTCCTACTATAGCGAGATTAATAGCATTAGTTATTGTTTGCTCTACACTTTCAAATCTATCAAATATATTAGCTTCAAGTTCTTCTAAATTAAGAACACAATCAAACCTAGTATAATCTACTCCTATATCTCTTGATTTAATAACAAATTCATCTTCTTTAGTTCTTATATAATTTTCTTCAATTATATTTTCATAAAATTTATCTTCTTTCGCATAAGAAAAAGAGAGCGTTTTATCTCCACTCTCTAATATGCTTTCTATGCTTAAATCTTTAAGATTTTGTAGTAATGCAATTATTTTTTTATTTTCTCCTAATAACTTTATACCAGGATAACTTTTTTCTTTTTAGATTCTTTAGTGTTATTTACGTACGTAAAACTTCTATCACTTCCAGCACCAAAGCGTGTAAGAAATCCCATATTATTTCTTACAGTAAGAAAATCTAAAGCTATTTCATTTACTGTTCCAGTTGCATTTTCTACACGGCTAGAACCATATCTATAACTACAGTTAGAACATGTAGTACTTATATGAGCTATATTATCTTTATAAACAATATTATCTGCATGGACATGACCAAATAAACAGCAAACTATAGTTCCTTTCTTATTGTAGTCTACACTTACATTATACTTAAAATCTCCAGTATTATTAGAGCTTGAATAACTTGTTCCTGTGGTATAGGCCTTCATTATTCCAAGCATAGCTTCTGAGTTGCGAATAGCCAAATCAAACCCTTCTACACTTTCTATTAGAGGAGTATGACTACAAAATATAATTTTATAATCTGTATTTAAAGCTGTATGAGCTACCCAATTTAATTGTTCATTAGAAAAAGCATAATCCCATTGCCCTTTATATTTCATGCTAATATCATATTCTGGAATATCTTCACTATTAAGTACAATTAATCTTATTTTATGTTCATGAAAATCTTTATAATAATATAGGCCATTACCAAAAGTAACATCTTGCATATCAGAAAACATTAATTTTTTCATTTCTTCATGAGTTATTACTTTTGAGAAATCTTTATAATTTGAGTTATCATCATGATTACCTAAGGTAATAAATAAATTACTTCTATCTTCAAATCTATCTTTAAAGTTTTTAAGTCTTTTATTACCTCTTCTTTATTTTCATGATTATTGATATAATCTCCACCTGTTAGGATGTAATTTATATTTTTTCTTTTATTAACTTCTTCTATAACTTTTATACTATTTAACCATTTATAAGTAGTAGTTTCTGCATTATGAACATCAGTTACAAAAGGAATTGAAAAATAAGCTCCAAATTCATCTACTTTATTTAATTTTTTTAATTTTAATTCTGTATTTTCTCTTAAAAAGTTTGGAACTGTCATAATATACCCACCTTATTTCAAATCTACAGTTAATCCTCCATCTGCTAATTTAGTTACATAAACTTCAGCTCCAGCTACAGCTACCTTTTTAAGTATTTCACCTTTAGAAACTACAGTAATTACATAATTACCTTCCTCAAATGTTGGTTTAACTTCTTCTTGCTTATTAACTTCTTCTTGCTTATTAACTTCTTTGTAGTCAACATCAACTACCTTTTCCTTATTCTTTTGAAATTTTCTATTATTTTTATTTGCCATAATTTAAACCTTCTTTCTTAAAAATTTTTAAACTTTAAATATAAAAAGAGCTTACATTTTGTAAGCTCTTATACTAAAATACAAAACAATTTAAGCCTTTTCCTACTTGTGTAGCTTTTTCTCTAAATTTTATAACTTCTGCTTGAACAAGTTGAGAGTTTGCTAAAAATAAATCCATATTAGTTACATAAGTTTGAATGTTAGCAACAGTATTTTGAGTTAAACTACAACTCATTGTTAATACTGTTTGTTTCATTCCATCTTTTTCAATCTCTACTGTTCCATTAAGATTCGTAGATTCTGTTATTGTGCTTGTTACTTTTACATTTTCTTCTGACATTTTAATTCCTTCTTTCTTTTAATTTTTATAAATAGCGTGGCTCATATTTTATTACCACATCACAACTATTTTTACTTAAAATAATTTCATTGTTTCCTGGCATTAAAAAAGGAAACTCCCACAAGTCAGTATCATCAAACTTATTAATACCTTCTTCTAAAACAGTTCCCTCTTTACCATCTATTATTATTTTTTTACCTTGTTTTAAATTTTTAATTATTATAGGGTCATTGGCCAAACCATCTAATCTTAAATCTACTAATGATATACTTGGAGTAATTTCAACTATAGCATTAGTCTTATAAGTACCTAATACATTTATTGTTTTAGTATTTACTCCATTCAAACTTTCAATTATTTCACTTCCAAAAGCCTTACATTCAAATTCAATATTTAAATATAACCATTCATCTAATTCAGTATCTTCTATAGAAGAATCTCTAATTTTTCCCTTAAAATAATTACTTAAATTTTTAAATTTTATTGTTGCTTCATCTAAAAATAATTCATTAAATTTTGATATATTTTCATAAATTTCATCTCTTGTTTTACCCTCAAATAAAATTTTTATAGTAATACTCTTTGAGATTTCATCTTTATCTATTTTAGAAGGTTGTATTAACTTTTTACTAACAGTAGCATTAAACTTTTTTATATCTATTCCATTAGCGAACATATTTTACCTCCTTCTACACCTTACAGCTAATTGATTTGAAACTACATCTACAAGTTCTCTATTGCCTACTTTAACATTATTCTCTAACGTTAATTTTTCAAAAGCTAATATCATACCCGAAACTAATTTATCAGTTAATTCTTCTAATTTAGATTCAGCATTAAAATTATTATTTATATTAGAATTTTGAATATAATTGTTATTTATATTATTTATTAAATTCTGACTTTCAAGGCTATTTCGTGAAAAATAACTGCCACTAGATATTACATCTCTCAACATGTTAACCGACTTACTGTGTGGAATAATTTTTTCTCCACCACTAAATCTCCTAAACTCAGGACCACTTAAACCGACTAAAGTCATTTTATTTCCTTTAGTAGCTATCTCGAACCCCTCTTCACCTACTAAGTGTGTTCCTGATGGTGCGTTATTAGTACCTTTAGCAAATCCTAGCCATTTACCAACTTGCTCTATTTTAGTTTGAATCCATCCTGTTACAGTGAAACTTTTTCCATTTAAATTATCAACCTTATTTTGTACTTCATTTAAATTACTTATAGCTCCTGAAGTATTTGCTTTAACATTAATAGGTGTTCCATTTAAATTTAATACACCTTCTCTAGTTCCATCTGCATTACTCTTTACATCCTGTAAAGAAGCTATAATATTCCCATTAGCATCTACAATCTGTCCTGATGCATTTATTGTAGTTCCACTCATATCATTTAAAGCCCTATTAACATCAACAGCTGATACTTTATGTTGTTTAGCCATTTCTTTAACTTCATTTGAAATAGCAGCTGTATATCCACCAACATTATTATGAAATGAATCATAAACCCCTGTTATTTCTCCTGTTTTCTGGTCTACTGTAACCGAAACTGCTTCCCATGCTCCAGTTGTACTATTTACCATAATATAATTACCTGATTCGGTTATATTCTTTAATCCTTCGTATTGAGCTGTTAACTTGCTAAGCATTTCTTGTGATTTTTGATCTTCTCCACTAAGTATTTCTCCATTAAACTTATTTATTTGAGCTAAAATTTCAGGATTTTTCTCACCTAAAGTTTTTAGGTAACCTTCATATAAATCATCATTAATTTTAAGTTTTTGATCTCTTTCAGCCGTTAATGAATCTATTTGCTCCTGAATTGCTGTTCTTTCTATGTCATTAGCTTGACTTAAATTTTCTTGTAACATTGCTATTTTAGTGTCATAAGAGCTTTTTATTTTTACATATTCATCATCTCTTATTTTAGCTTTTTCTTCTACAAGTTTAGATGCATCTTCAAGACTTATACTTCTTAATCTATTTTGAAATTCATTTTGAGCATATAATATTTCTTCTTGTGTTTTTCCTATAGATTGTAATTCAATTTGAGCTATTCTATCTCTTTTTTCTTTTATAAGATTAACTTCTTCCTCACTTAAACCTCTCTTATCTTCCAAAGCTTTTTGTTCTATTTCAAATATTTCATTTTTTAGTTTTGTAACTTCATCAATATTTGTTTTTGATATCCTTTCAAGCGATTCTAAAACAACCTTTTCATTTTCACTTAATACATCATCTCTTAAAAAGAATTCCTTCATAGCTTTATTTGATTCTTCTTGTTTAGCTTTTATTGCATTTATAGCACTATCAGCCATTTCTGTAACTCTACCTTCTAAAGCTTCAGATTCTTCTTTTGTTATAACTCCATCAACATTAATTTCAGCTAATTTCATATTAAAGTCATTTACCTTTGCTGTACTTTCAATTACTTTCTCCTGGAACTCTTTACTTATATTTTGCGAAAAATCTTTATAAACTAATCCCATTTGAATTAACTCTTCCTTAGATTTTGCATTAACACCAGTAAATTTAGCAACTGCTTTTTCTAAACAACTCATTTGATCTGTAGTATATAAAATATTCTTATTCATTAATTCACTATGAGTTCTATAAATTTCTACTCCTGCTGCTAATGCTGCTATTGAAGCTGTTACTGCTATAGTTGCGGGATTAAGCAATTTAAACCCACCAGTTAAATTTCCTACTCCCTTTGTAGTTAAATCAGCTGAACTGCTTAATAGCTTCATCTGTTTAGAGTTTTCAGCTGCTTTCTTAGATAACTTTCTATATATATCTACTAGGCTTCCTGCTCCTCTTGCTGCACTACCAAATCCTTTTAATGTTCCACCAAGTGCTGTTGTTAGTAAAGTAGTATTTATGATTGTCTTTTGTTCTTCTTCACTCATTTTACCGAACCAATCAGCTGTTTTACTTATTACATTTGATACTTGGTCCATCATAGGTAAAATATTTTCTCCAAATCGTATCATTTCATTTTTAATTTTATTTACACTTATGGCCATTCTTTCAGCTGGTGTTGCATTCATTTTATCAAATGCTTTTTGAGTTGCCCCAGCACTATCTTTCATTTGTGAAAGCATATTGTTGAAATCTTTTCCTGAATTAGTAGCTATAATCATAGCTGCTTTACCAGCCTCAGCACTTCCAAACATATCAGCTAGAGATTTTTTATTTTTCTTAGCTCCTTCATCCATTATTGCAAGTATATCACCCAATGATTTTCCACTTCCAATCAATTCTTGGAATGTCTTTCCACTAACATCTTTAAGTGCCTTACTTGCATTTGTACTTTGTTTTCCAAGCTCATTAAACATAGAACTTACATAAGTACCTGCTTCACTTGTTGCGATACCTTTGGCTGTTAATTCTGCATATGCTGTAGTGACATTATCTAAATTAACTCCAAACGCCTTAGCAGTAGGTATTACTTTACCCATACTTTGAGCCAATTCAGCAACGGTTGTTTTACCTATATTCTGAGTAGTAATTAATTTATCACTAACATCAGTTACTTTACTTGCTTCCATTCCATAAGAGTTAAGTATTGTAGTTAATAAATTCAAACTATCTCCAGCTTGTGCAAATCCTGCTTTCGCTAATTTAGTTGAATTTGTAACAAAGTTAACAGCATCACCTGTTTTTGTCCAGCTGAAATTGCATCATAAACATTATTAGATATTTCAGAAGCAGATATACCAGTTTGGTTAGATAAATCAATAATTGATTTTTTCATTTTATCATAGCTAACTTCATTTTCATCAGCTATTGTTGTTACCTTGGCAAATGCTGTTTGAAAATCACTAGCCATTTTTGCACTTGCTGTCCCAATAGCTAAAACTGGAGCTGAAAGCTTCAATAAACCATCACCTAATTTATGTGCATTATCTCCAATAGTTCTAAATCTTTCACTAACTTTAGCATGATGTTCATCTAATTCTTTTATCTTTTTTTTATATTCTTCTAAAGGGATATTATTTAAAGCTTGGCCAGTATTAGAAATCTCTTTTTCTAAATTTTTCATTTCAATTTCAGTTAAAGAAATTTCTTTAGTAGCACTATTCATTTGATTCTTATAGGTTTGTAGTTGCTTCTCTGCCTTTTCTATAGCTTTTGTATTATCGCCTTCAGTATTTTTTAATTTTTCTAACTCTAATTTTTTATTATTTATATTTTCTTTAGATTCATTTAATTTTTTATTATATGCTTCAAGCTTTGCTTTTTGTATATCATATTTCTTTTCTAAATTACTTAATTTAGCCTTTAATCCTTCCTGGCTTTTTTCAAAGTCTTTACTTCCCTTAGCTGTAGTTTTGTATTCTTTATCCAGGAACCTTAACTCTTTATTTAATGCTTGTATTTGTTTGCTGGCTCCCTTATCTTGTACACCAAGGGTAACCAATAATTCTTCATCTGCCAATCTCCCACCTCCTTTAATCTAAAACTTTTAATACCACTGGTTCATCTTTTATTTCATGGGAGTTGTTGATGTTATTTTTTCTTTTATTCCTATTAATAAAGTCACTATGAACTTCTATTTGCTTAAATACTTTTGCTGGAGTTGCTTCCCAAAACTCCTCTTCTCTTTTTCCTAATATAGTTGTGTAACAATAATACAACCAATCAAGATCCATATTTTCTTTAGTATTATTGCTACCATTTACTTTTTCCTGGTTTAACTTCTGGTAAAGACATATTTACATATTCTATAACTGAGTTTCTTAAAACAGTTAATGCAAATAATAAATTTCCTTCCTCAATGAACTCTTTACCTAATGGTTCATTAGGATTTTCACTTTTTCTTAAAGTTGATGCAATAAAATTTATTGCTGCTTCATCATCTAAAAGTTGAAGTTTGAAAAACCCCTCCGAAAAACTTACTTGAGTTATCTCTTGATAAACAGCTACGCTTTTCATATCAAACATAAGTACATATTCTTCACCATCTATAATTAAATCTAATTTTTTCTTTAATAAACTCATATAAACTCCTTTCTTAAAAACAAAAGAGCATCTTATTTAGATGCTCTTCACTATGCTACTTCTTCACTAAGATATCTAACCTTTTCAAAGAATTTTTGTAATTTATTTTGATCTACATCACTTTCAGCAGAATCAATTCTGAAATCAATAGCTCCTTCAACATGTTCATTGGTAAATGGAATTGCTTTTCCTGTTAATGTTATATTAGTAAACTCTATATTATCTGAAGAACTAGACTTAGCTGAATTCTCATCCCTAGAAAGTTTTACATTATAAAAAACAGTATTAACATAACTATTGTCACTATAAGTTTCTTGGAATAATAATGCAACTGGTATTGGATTATCACCAATTCCTGTTTCCATCCCTCCCTTAGAATATTTTTTACCTAATATTTTTGCTACAGTTTTTGTTGGAACATTTAAGAAAGTTAAAGTAACATCTGCTCCTGTTGGTTTCTTTTATATATCTTTGTTTCATTATCAGCATCAGCTTTTCCTTCAGCATAAGTGTATTGATATTGTAACTCAACTAATCCCTCTAATTTTTCAGGAGTTTCAAAATCTGTTCCTCCTTCATTCATTGGAGCAAACATACACTTTTTACATCCTTCTTTTACTCTTTCATTCATTATTTATCACTTTCCTTTCTATCTATACGAATCCTTTGAATTTTATGGCTGTATTGTAAAATCCATTTTGCAATTTGAAAGGGACTTGAACTTGTCCCCCTTTAAATCCTGCCTCTAGCATAGCTTTTCTTACAGTTTCATTTCTAAAGTCTATTCTTTTATTAGAATAAACATTTAATAGTATTATATATTCTCTTATTCTTTCTTTATTATCCGCAAAGACAATACCATTAGAGAAATAATTGTATACAACACATTCTTCATCCTCTGAATCTCTTTCCAAATAGGAATTTTTAAACTTTATGCTATCTAAAACATTTTTTATTTTTTCATTCATAAAATCACCTTAAAGCTTCACCTATTTCAGCTTTTAATTTTTGTTTAAGCCTCTTTTGTATATCACTCTTAGAATCTTTAACAGCTTCATTAAACCAAAATTGATGCATATTTATATATATTTGCCCTCTAAAATTCAAACCTTTATCAAAGTAACCCCAATTATGAAACCAAAGAGATTTCCATAAATCAAATGGAGCATTATCTTTACTGAATCCTACATCAACATAACAACTTAACCCATATTTCCTAGTTTCTCCTTTTCCAACATACATATAACTTGTATCTGAAAAAGTTTTTGCTTTACTCGATATTTTCTTTTCGAGTTCTTCAGCTACTTCATTAATTGCTTTTTCTGTTTCTATATGAGATAACTTATTTAATTTATTTAATAATTTATCAATGCCATCAATCTTAATCCCCATTATTTTATATACTCAGTTTTAATTTCTAAGTAGACTCCTCTCTCTTCAATATCATTAACATAAATAATATTGTAAGGAATTTTATTAAAAACAATTCTATCATTTTCAGTTATTTCTATACTTTTCAAAGCTCTTATATAAAAAGTTTTAGCTACTTTAAATCCTTTTCCATTTGCTTCAAAGAACTCCTCACCTCTTACATTTAATACTTTAGCTCTTACTTTTTCTAAAATAGATTTCCATTCTAAAGTAGGTCTATTATCTTCATCTTTCCCTGAAACTTCTCTTTGGATTTCTATAATATTTCTAAACTCTCCAGGATCAATTATTCTCAAAATATCAACCCCTTATCTTGAAAGTTGTGTAATCAATGAATTTAATGATAATACAAAACTTTTATTTACATTAGATGATGCAGGCATTCTCTTTTCATAAAATTGAGATGTTATTAACTTTATGCATAATACATATTGAGGGTTTTCAATATCCTCTTTCGCTCCTGATTTAGTTAGTATAGCTTTAGCTGCATTTATTAAAGATTGAATTTCCTGATTATCCTCTTCATTTGCTCTTAAATATTCTCTAACTTCTTTTAATAATTCTTCATCATTCATAATAATTAAAAAGAGAGAATTTATATTCTCTCTTCTACTTCATTACTCCTTTCAGCTATTGCTTTTTTTTTAATAAAATTACACCTTGTGAATCTGATAATTTTCCATCCCCTAAAGCTGTAGCCTTTGTAATCCACTCATCTGTATCTTCATCAAAGTATCTTTTTATTGCTGTTTGTAAATTAGAATTAAACATATAATCTTTTAAATTTACTATTATTCCAAATACAGCATCATTTTCAGCTGCTTCAAATGATGGTAAGTGATCTTCAACTTGAATAACTTCTTTTCCTTTAAATCTATATGTTTCAGTTCCATCAATTCCATAAGTTGTTCTTGCAACTGGTTGTCCATTTGCATCTACCATACCACAGATATCGCCTTCATAAGTTTCACTATTTAAAATTATTACAGCACCATTTCTTTTAGATAGTGGGACTTTAGCTAATATTTTGCTCCAAGCTTTCCAGCTTCCTAAATCTTTTTCGGCAACAGCTATTTTTTGACTTTCTTCAATAGAAGTATCATTAATTATTCCTAGTGGTTGTCCTGTTCCTGATCCTTTTATTATAGCCTCTTCAATAGCTATAATCATAGCTTCAGATACATTATCTATTACTGTTGATTCAAATATAGCTAATGAAGTAGTATCCGCTTCTAATGATACTGCTACTCTACATTGTAATTTATGATATGCAAATACAACGCTACCTTTAACCTCTTTCTTTTGCTTATCTGCAACTTTCCCCTCACTAACCCAAGTTGCTACTGGTTTAGCACTAGCCTTAGGAATTGATACTCCACCTTTTATATTTGTTATAGTAACCCTTGTAAATATATTTCCATAGAATTTTAATTTTTCTATGATTTTATTCATAACAGTTTTAGGAATAAGAACTCCTATATCACTTGTTACAGTTGTGGCTGCTGCTCTTTCTTCAGCTGGAACAACATCATCTGGAATTGGTGTACCTCCTAAAACACATTTCATAAACGCAGTTCTATATTCTAAGTCATTTCCTAAATTGTTATTTTTATCTCTCATTCCATAAGTGCTTAATGGATTAAAGCTTTCTCCACCTAGTATTTTTGATCTCTTATTTATTTCATCATCATCTGAACCGCCATCTATATCTCCTTCTTTTGAATTTAATATACTTCTTAACTCATCTATTTCAGAACCAAGAGCATCCGCTTCTGATTGAATACTTCTTAATTCTTCAACAGTTGTAGCCTTATCAGCTTTATCCTTTAAAGCCTTTCTTTGATTAATTTTTTTATCTATCATTTTTTGTAATTGAGCTTTTAACATAAATTTTATTCCTCCATTAATTCTAATTTCAATTTTAATTTTTCTCTTTCTAATTCTAAGTCAGTATTTTTACTAGCTGATCTAGCATTATCTAAGGATATTTTAGCTTCTTCCAATGCGTTTTTATCTCTTGCATAAATTTCGGTAGCCTCATAAGCTGGATTATTTACAGCACTTACCTCATAAACCTTTGCTATTTTAGTAATTCTTCTTGTTGGCATAGAAGAATCTAGGTCCTCCCAAGTCTGCTCTTTAATTCTAAAAGCAAAGCTCATACCATCAATATCTTTTCTTTCAATAGCTGAATATAAAGCGGCTGCATTTTGATTGCCTACTATATCTAATTTAGCTCTCATAAACAGTCCAATATCATCAATAGATATTTGCATTGTTGAATTAATATCATTATTTCTACTTCTTGCAAGTGGTATTTCATCTTGGCCATGATTTACAAATAAAGCTACATCAGAAAAATCGCAACCATCAAAGGCTCCTCTTTCAATTACTTCATAAAAAAAACCACCTATATCGGTAGTTTGATTAAATACAGCAGCATGTCCTTCTATACTATTTTTATTTTCATCTTCTAAAGCTCTTGTAATCATATCATTCATTTTAAAGCTTCTCATTACCGAAAGCTCATTTTTTATTTTTTCCATTTTTCTCACCCACTTTCTTTTTAAATTTTGACATTTGGTATGAATCAGCAATATCTTTATTTATATAATTAAGACTCATTATCCTAACTTCTCCCCCTTCATATGGCGGGAATCCAAACATACTAGCAATTTGATTTCCTGTTAGCACTCCAACTCTACTTAGTATATCTACAGCTTTTATTTTATTTGCTGTATTAGTAAAATTAAGTCCATAATCATAAAAAACTATTTCATTTCCAAAGTTTAATTCTCCTTCTGAAAATAAAACTTTACTAAATGCTCTTCCAAGAGATATTACCATAGGTTCTAAAGTTTTTTCATAAAAAGCCTGGAACTCTTCTTCAGTAAAATCTCCTCTTAATATTGGAAGTGATACTCCATAATGATTTAAAATCTTATATTGTATAAACTCTAATATTTCTTTATCAACTGTAACTGGATTAAAGTCCAATGGAATATATTCGCTTTCATATCTATTGGCAATATTCCACTTTTAGAATTATTTAATTTTTTCTCAAAAGCTGTTCTTTCCTCTTCTTGTTTTTCATCATTCATCATAGAATTAATTTTTATAATTCCTCTTATACTGAAACTTGCCTTTATACTTTTGTCAATCCCTTGTAATAAGGTTTCATTTATTTTTAAAGTTTTTAATAAAGTTTCATCATGACTTACCCCATCTTCAGGACCACCCATAAAGTTATGTGCATTAAAATCTTTTCTCCAGTGAATTACTTCATTATATGGAAGTGTACTATTAGTACCATCTTCCCAATAAAATTTTAAGAAAAGTGTATTTAATTCATCTTGTAAAATATCAACTTGAACTGGATTTAATGGCCATAAACCAGTAAATTTTTTAGAAGTTTTTCCAGTACTTTTATCTTTAACATATACATATGAAGGATAAATAAAACAGTTTTTTGTTTTCTCTCTAAGCCAAACTATTTTTTCTAAAAAATCACTTGTAGTCATTAATGGATTTGGTCCAAATTTAAGAAGTCTATTAAGATCACTATTAACTTCCTTTTGTATTCCACTATTACTATCTGTTCTTATATGCTTAGGTTGCAATTTACTTATTTCTGTAGCTATACATCTAACACAATTTAAAACAACATCAGATGCATATACATCATTCCCAAACTGAGTAAATACAGCCCTATCACCATTTAGCATTTTTGTCATGTTATAATTCTTTATTCTTTTCTTAAAATAATCGAATAACCCCAAACCTCTCACCTCCTTTCACAATTAATAAATTATTTTACACAATATAAATAATCTCTTTTAAATCTATCTAAGACAGCATAGCATATAATCATTGTTACAGCTCCATCTATATGTCTTAATTTAATATCTTGTACTTTAACTGGCATTATTCTGCCTAGTTCATCAATCTTAATACTTACATTTTCTAAGCACCACTTATCTATTGGATTCTGATTATAGTTAACTAAATTATCTTTTAAATCTGCTTCAAGTTTTTTCATTGGATTACTAAGGTTATTTACATCTTGTGGTATTTTCTCTAAATCAAAACCATAGTCCTCCATTTCAGATACAAAAGATTTAGCATTCCACCTATCATATCCAGCTTTAAAAACCCTTATATTATATTTTCTATATAAAGACACATACCAAGCAACTACGTCCGAATAATCAACCTCATTACCTGCACAGATAGTTAACCATCCATCTTTTGCCCATTTTTTATATTTCTCTCTATCTTCTCTACTTACCTGACCTAACTTGCTTTCTGGAATAAAATACATAGTATACATATATTTCATATGTATACCTGGTTTATCTGTATTCTTTAACACCATAACTCTAGCATTAGTTAAGTCTGTAGTTTCACTTAAATCTGTAGCTCCTAAAGCTATACATCCCTCTAACTCTTCTATTTCAAAAGTTAAATCATTCTCTATATCTTTAGCCTGTAGCCATGCACATGCACCATTTTGTTTTATATTAAAATCTTTGGCCAATACAAAAGCTCTTTTACTATTGCTAGTTTTAGCTTCTTCTATCATATTTCTTAAAATGACCACTTTTTAATTTTCCCAAGCCCTGGATTACTTTTTACCCATGAACTTTCATCTTGCCAAACTTCTTGTTCTGAGTCTTGGGTGCATAACCAAATTAGCCATCTAGGCCTTTCTAGTTCTCCATTTAAAACTTTTCTAGCATCTATAAGCCTATCGTCTAAATAACCACCTTGTGTAAAACCTTCAGTTGTTAATTCAAAATATAAAGGCTCGTCTTGTGTGGATAAAGCCTGTCTAATAGGCATTACTGTAGTATCATCTTTCATTTCAAAAACTTCGTCTACAGCTCCTACCCCTATATTTCTTCCTTCTTTAGCTCCACTTTTAGCAGATAGTTTTCTTATGTTACCTTTATTTTGATAGCTAAACTTTCCTTTTTTCTTTTTCTGTTTTGGATTGCCAAAGAAAATTCCCTTAATATTTTTTCTTGTAACCTTCTCTAAAGTTTTACTTTCTTCTCTCATTGAGTTAATTGCTTGGAACATCAAATCAGCCTGTTCATAGTCATTAGATGCACATAGTATTTTCTTACCCATTTCTCCACAAAACCACTCTGAAAGACAAATTGCAGATATAAAAGGTGTTTTACCATTTTTTCTTCCAACTAAAAAAAGCACGTCTTGATATTTTCTAACGTACTTACCAAGTTCATCATCCCAAATTTTTATTGCAAATATAGCTTCTACAAATGCTTTTTGCCAAATTTCTAATATAAAAGGCTTTCCAGCGTGCGGAGCTTCAAAATGCTTACATTCATTTTGGATGAAATTTATTCTTTTTTCTGAGTCCTCAAAATCAATTTTTATTTTATTAACCTTCTGATAAATAGGATCTGCTATCTCTTTTTTTAGTGTTTTTAATTGTAGCATTAACTCTCTACCAACAATTATTTCGCCTTGCTGAATTTTATTATAATACTCTAATATATTACTTCTATTCATAAGAATTTAATTCATCCCCATCGTCATCATCATTATCTTTACCTAATATGTTAGATAGCTTAGCAATATAATTTAAATAGTTAGCTCTAACTTTTACTATCAATTTACTTACTGGTAATTCCTTCTGTTGAGAGAAATTCTTAGGATTTATCTTAATAAGTCCCTCTGATGAACTAATAATCTCTTGTAATTCATCTAGCTCAACTTTCATTCTTGCAGCTTCTAATATTGCACCTCTCGATAAATCTAACTGTTTTTCACTAATCCCATCAAAAAGAGCTAGTAATCTTTCCTCTTCTTTTTTAATTTTTTCTAATCTTACATCTTCTTTTCTCAAATTTTCCCCTCCTTTCAAATTATTTTTGAAAAAAAGTCAAAATTTTGGTGTGTATGCATCTACTGTTGGGCAATCCACTGTTAGCCAGCGATTTTTTTCAATAGACAAGGGGGGCTATTAAAAATATTCTTCAAACCAATTATCGATTAAACTTCTCCAAAAATCTTTTTTATTTTTTCTTTCATCTGTTATTTCTTCTAGCCTTCGATAAAGTTCTTCCTTATCTGGCTTCAATAAGATTAGTTCTGCACCCAGCTCTCTTTGTAATAGCTCTCTCTTATACTTATCTGCATAACCTCCAATAATCCATGCACTATTGAACTTACCATAATTAGTTTTTATATTATCAATAATAGAATCTCTTAAAAACATAACATTATACTTTAACTCTTCAGGCTTATCGTACAAAGGTAGCAATGTAATAGCTTGATATAATCTATCCATATCAACTACAATATCTCGCCTATCTTTATTCTCTAGTACATAAGAAGTCTTACCTGCTAATGGCGGACCATAAACAATATAGATTCCTCTTCCTAATGTTTTCTTGTACCTGCCATATCCAGCTCTCTTATGTATCTTGTTATGACATTTATCATGTACTAACTCTACATTATCAGGATTAAGAGATATCATATAATCATTAACATTACCTAGTGTAAGTTCCTCTTTATGATGTACAACTATAGTATCCTCTTCCTTAAATGCTTCGCCACAATAAAAGCAAATAGGAAGTCTATCAGCTAATATAACTTTTTTAAACCTCTTCCATTCCTTAGATTGATAGAAGCTATCTAATGTATTCCACACATTACCATTCCTTTCCCTCTATCTCTTTTTCCTTTAACTTAATTATCTTATTGTTATAAGCAACTTTATTAGGATCTTCTTTCCATACAGCCTTCTTCCTATTATTTAACCAATACTTTTGAGCTGCTAAGTCTGCTGCTTTCCACTTCTTAACTTTAGATATAACTACTTTCTCTACAGTTAAAATAGTGCCTTTCTCATTTTCAACTTCTTCTTTTACTTTAGTTGGTACTTCTTCATAGTAATGATAGCCTTTGCAATTTTTAAATAGTGCTTCTTCTACTTCTTGATTTCTAATATCCTTAATCTCATCTATTGCATCTTTAATAACTTTATTTTTGGCCTTTTTATTTTTCCATGTTGAATAACTTATTCCAAGCTTTTCTGATATTTCTTTATCAGTTATACCATCTCTAACCCAAGTTTTTATGCGGTCTATAGCATTTTCTAAATACTCATCATAGTTCTGTCTTCCCACTATATCACCTCACTTTTTAAAAAAATAAATAGACTTTTGAAAAATAAAGTATTTTTATTTTTTAAAGTTCTAAAAAAGTTCTAAATATGTTACTTTTTCTCCCTAAAATCTATGTATTAATGTTACTTTACTATAGGGACTACGAAATAACTAAAATTTTCTTTCTTCTTATATATACTCATCAAATTTTATCCTCATATGTTACTTAAACTTTTAAAAGTTACATTTCATACAAAAATAAAAAACTTTATTTCCAATTATTTTAATGTAGCATCAGCTAATACACTAGCACCATATATATCTTCTTCTTTTTTCAATCCTATATATCTTCTAGTATCTTCTAACTTAGCATGCCCAAAATGATCTTGTACTTTAAGTAAGGCGAATTGTGGTTCTTCTCTCTTACAATATCCAGTATAAAGCAAATAACCATAAGTTTTTCTTAACCCATGTGATGATACATTTCCTTCTATTCCACAAGCTGTTGCAGCAAGTTTTATTTCTCTACTAATATGTCTTATACAGTAATGCTTTGATGCTCCTGTAATTTTATCTTTTTCAGTAGATTCAAAAATGTATTGCCAATCCTTTTTTCCTTCTATGCATTCATAAAGAAATGCTTTAAAAGTATCATTTATAATTACAGATCTATTCTTAACTTTCTTTAATACTAATTCTTCATCTTCATATTTAGCTATAGCCATGTTAGTTTTCTTTTTCTCTTTAATAGAAAACTTGCCATTTCTTATTGCTTCTTTAATATCTGCTACAGTCAAATCAATCATATCATTAGCTCTAAATCCAGTATTTATAGCAATAATAAAATATCTATAAATAACTATATTTTTATCTTTTAAATATTCTCTTAGTCTTTTTATTTGCTTTAAATCCTTAATAGGACTAGTTTCTGCTCCCACATACTCACCTCCTTTATATAATTTTTGAATATATTTTTAGTTAATTTTATACATTTTTTGAATTTATAAGAGGATTTTTGTTGTTTTTGTAGAATTTATTAATATTGTCAGTTATTTTATTGACTAAATATTTTTACAAAGGAGGGCTTTAAAATGCCTATAAATATTAAATTACAAGATTTTACCGCAACAATTCACCAATCATCAAGATACAATAATGATTCTTTCGACTTAGTACATGTTGAAAGTTTAATTGTAACTGATGAACCAATACCAAATGATACTATTTGGTATATTCCAAATTCAAAAATTATTGATCCAGTTTTTCAAAAAATCTTACAAGCAGCTAATATTAACCCTCAACCAACTGAAGAATCATTAATTAAAAGCAGAATTGATAGTTTTGGTGATGCTGTTAATGAAGCATTATCTGGAGATTCTGAAGAAACTAAAAAAGATATAACTACTTTAGCTTTACTATCAGTTTTATCAAAAACTACATTAAAACTAGTAGAAAAAACTTCTAATACTTATCTTTTAAGCTATGACTATAAACTTTTCCCAATTTCAAATAATACTTACGAATTAAAAGTTCAACTACCATTCCCTGGCTTTATAATGCCTGATAATGGAGATAAAATACAAATAACTGTTGTAACACCTATGGATGCTACAATTGATAAAAATAATACTAATGGAATAGACGAAAATGGAAATAGTATTACTCCTCAATATGCTAATTTCCCTAATTCTAGAAAAGAAGCTATTTCTTTCGATTATTCTACAGATCCAACTTTTACAATAAGATATTCTTATCAATAAAAACATTAAGAAAGAGCTAATTAGCTCTTTCTTTTGCATAATCTAATATAAATTTCTGAATATGTTCTTTAATATCATCTCTCTCTTTTTTAACAACATCTAGCGCTCGTATTAACTCTTCGTTCTCTTTTTTTAATTCAATTGAATATTCTTTGTATTTACAATTTTCACAATAACTCAAGGTTATGCCCTCCTCTATATAAAAATAAAAGAGCCTAGTCAAAAAACAACTATGCTCTAGTGTAATCCCCTCCTATGAGGGATATTAAATTTAATGGCGGAAAGTAAGAGATTTGAACTCTTGCTAGACATAAAGCCTACTAACAGATTAGCAATCTGCCCTCTTAACCAACTTGAGTAACTTTCCATGTAGCAGGAAATTAATCCTGCTTATTAGATTTTTAAATGAGAAATTTAAACTTAGTAGTTATTATTAGTATTAACTTAATTGGAAGGTAAAGGAGTTGCACCTCTATTCATTCTCTTCCTTCCATGGTGCAAGGCTTTTACACCTTGCTTTGATTTTAACCAATATATCAAATAAACATTTTAAGGAGGCATACATTCGGAGAGTAAAGGAATCGAACCCCTAACTTATAATCTTATAGGAAAATGCTTTACCATTTAAGCTAACTCTCCATAGTGTTTGTTTACCAACTCAAATATGCTTTTATCTAATTTAATATCTGATTTTTTATTTTTAACTTTATTTTCATTAACCAATCTCTTTGGCATATCTCCAGCAAAAACATAATTAATATCTTTTTCTTTTTTTAAAACAATATCTCCATCTTTTTTAGTTTCATATACACTTCTATTTTTAAGAATTAAAGCTCTATCACCAATGTATTTTTTAGATTCATAATCAACAGCTTTTATAACTTCTTTTCTTGCAGCTGCATTAATCTTATGCTCTTTTTTATACTCTTTAAAATTTCTCTGAATACATTTTTTAATAGCTTCTCTAGTAGTTACTTTAAAGATTCCTTCTGCTCTATTCTCTTTAGTTATAATTCTAGCAATTTCTGATGAATTATAACCTTTTCTATAAAGTTCTTTGATTCTTTTTTTCTTCTTACTAGACTTCATAAGCTTTCTCCTTTCCTAGAAAAGTGTATAGTTATCCCCAACCCATCAAAGGGGACATTTTTTAATTTCTCTGTTACTTTTTCTAAATATTTTTTATTTATGTAATATATCTTAACATAAATCTACTAAAAAAAGAGTGCACAAATTCTGAACTATTTATGCACTCTTTAAGAAGTATAATTATTATTTTAAAATTACTTTTTCTAATTTAATTAATGCTGTTTTCTTTTTTTCATGACACCATCTTTCACTCAAAAACAAACTTTTAGCTATTAACTTCCAACTTTGTCTTCCCATACCCTCTAAATATCTTTCTTTGATAATATCTCTTTCTTTCATATCCAAAATATTCATTGCATTATCTATTCTATTTACTTTTGATTGTAATCTTTCTATCTCACAACTTAAATTAATATTTTCTTCTTTTTCCCTAAGTTTTAAATCTTCTATATCAGCTTTTATTATTCTATAGCTACTTAAAAACTTTTCTAATTCTTTTATCTTATTCATAATCTTAAACTCCACCTTGTATAACTTTGTTGCCCATTTCTCTTAACATTAAAAACTTTAATTTTGTTGCTCTCGCTCCTCTTAAATGTCTTTCACTCTTATTAAATAAAAGAACTTTTTCAACCTCAATAGCCTTTTTAGGGTTCAAATCAAATATTCTTTCTGTAATATCTTTGTGTATTGTGCTTTTACTAACTCCAAAAAATTTTGCTGTTTCTCTTATAGTAGCTTTATTATCTAATACATAATTAACAACATTTAAAACTCTTTTTTCTACTTGTTTACTCTTATATTTCTTTTTATACATAGCTCCTCCTAAATAATTCTCATTTGACCGATTATATTTAATTTCAATCTTTTAATATCAACTAATCTGTAATATTTATTAGATCCTTTACTTTCTTTGACTTCTATCAAACCTAACTTTTCTAAATCTTTGAATACTCTATTTACATTTTGCTTCTTTAAGCCAAGTAAATTTTTAATATCTGATTGAGTATAATCTTCACTTATAAGCAAAAGTAATACTTTATAATGGTATTTTCCTAGTTCTTTAATATTCGCTATATGTTCAAAATATTTTTTATCCATATCTTTTTATTGAGTAATCAAATACTATTACTTTAGTAATGATATTTGATTACCCTTAACTCCATTATTAATTTGTCCTAATTGACTTCATCTTTTATACTCCTATGAACTTTTCTTAACAATCCTAGCCTTTTCTCTCTTCTTATAAGGTTTATATATATCCCTATCCTTTGGTCCATCTGGAACTTTAATCCTTTCAAAAATTTCTTTTCCGACTTTTACCCACTCTTTTTCTTCTCTTATTTGTAACCTTAATCCTGTATCTTCAATAAGATCTGCTTTATTTAAACAGGTATTATAATTCTTTAACTCTATTACAATAAAATCTTTATATATAGCTTTAATAAATCCAATATGTTCATCAACACTAGCCTCTCTACGACTATTATTTTCTATTAACTTAACAGCTTGATTAATCTTAAGCATAACTTCCTCCTAATGTTTGAATAATAAGCAGCTACTAAAAGTAACTGCTTATTATTCATTTATCTTAGTTTTTTAAACCTATAGTCATATTCTTCACCCATAAATATAACCATGTTATTTCCTGCTCTTTCTATAATTCTTCCTGCTAATGCTCTATCTAATTGTTCTAACATTTCAATAGTGCATTCAGTTGAAATTATAGTGATTAGTTTTTTATAATATCTATAGTTCAACAATGGATATATATGTTTCATATCAATATCATTTAATGGTGCTATTACTTGTCCATTTCGTACTTTATCTTTGAATAAATCATCTATTACTAATATTTCAGCCTCTTTGTATCTATCTAGTAATGTAGTGTACTGTTCAAAATCTTTTGCATTTCCTTTTAGTCCCATGATTGCCTCTGTGTATGGCATATAAATAACATGTCTTTTTTTATCTTTAAATAGTGCTGCTCCAAGAGCTATTGCTAAATGACTTTTCCCAGCCCCTGGTTGTCCCATGAAGATAAACCAGCCATGCTCCTTAGTTTTATTAAAGTTAAATATATAATCAATTACTTTATTTTTAGCACTTTCAGTTACTTTATCGAATGGTATAAACTCATTTACTTTTTTTACTTTACTTGGTTCTACTCCGAACTCTCTCCAAGCTCTTTCTATATTATTCGATAAGCTACATGGACATTGCTTTCCTAAAGGTTGTAAGCCTTCTCTATATTCCAAAATGATCCCTGTATCTTTGCACCTTGGACATTTATACTTAGATTCCATTGATTTTGTCATAGTCATACTTTGGCTTTGCTCCTTGACCTTTGCTAAAATCCTGTCTAAAGCTTCCATTGTTTTTCCCTCCATTTTCATCTTTATAGTTTCCTTCTAAAACTTTAATAAAGTTATTAGGTTTTACTAACCAATCAAAATTTACTATCCAATTCCTATTATTTTGTCCTTTAAGAAAGCTACTCTCATTTATATTTTTAATAGCTTTTATAACATTCTCTATTCCATATTCATTGATTCTCGCTTTTAAAGATTTATATCTATTAGTACCTGCATTTATAGATATAATCTTTTGTAATCCTATAGAGTTCCATTCCTCTATAACTCGTTGCACATGAGTGCTACATAATATATCTTTAGATATATTATTAATAGAATCACTTATGGGAGTATCTTTGTTGCGACGTTCTGTCGTAACCCTTACGCTATTTTGTCGTAACCCTTGCGACATTTTATCGTAAGGTGTATATTCATTTAATTCATCTAATTTAGATGTTATATTTACATAAGAAAACTTCCCCTTAATACCACTTTTCTCATAAAATAATTTTCTTTCTAAGAATCCATTTTCACATAAATATTTTATTTTTCTTTGTAATTTTCTTTGAGTTCCTATTATAGGAATTTGATCTATTAAATATCCTTGGTCTATCCAAATAAATCTTTCTCCATCTATGATTTGATATTCCATTTTCTTGCTTGAATACATTTCTTTTATTACTGATAATATAAGGGCATCATCATTATCTAAGCCCATTTCTATTAACTTTTCTTGTTGTAATCCGTGTACGGTATACTTCATTTTGAATACACCCTCTTTCTATTTACACTTTAAAATGTTAAAATGATATTGCTTTACTCTTTGAGTACCTCGACTACTTTGGTCGGTGTCTTGGTACTCTCTTTTTATTTTTTTATGTTTTAAAACGTTTAAATTAATACTTATTTTTAATATAATTAACTTCCTAACAAATAAGAATTTTTCTTAGAGAATCTATTGCCCTATTCTTAATTCTTGAAATTTGTACTTGATTAGTTCCTAATAATTTAGCTGCCTCATTTTGTGTTTTACCTTGAAAAAAAATTATCTTAATTACTTGATTCTGTAAATCTGGAAGCTTACTTATAGCATTTTTTAAATCTAACTTTGCTATTTCATTATCTATTTCAAAATTAGAAGGAAGAGTATCTATTAATTCAACATCTTTTTCTAAATTCAAAGGTAAAGTATCATTAAGAGAAGAAATACTTACTTTTTCGTATATCTCTGTATTGCCATTTCTTTTTCTAATAAATCTATTTTTATCATGATAATAATCGTTTTTAATCTGTCCTCTCATTGTACTCATTGCATAAGTTGAAAATTTAAAGCCTTTCTTTTCATCAAATCTATTTGCAGCTTTGACTAGTCCTAGCATTGCAGCTGACAAGACTTCTTCAAAATTCATTGAGCTATTCTTTTTATAAACTTCATTTGTAGCTATATAAGCTAATTTAATATGATTTTCTGCTTTTATCATTTATTTTCTCCTAACTAATTTTTTATTAAGTAAAGTAAAAAAACTACCATACTAAATATCAAAAAATAATATACCGAATAAATTAATATTTCATATTTTTTACTCATATAAACTTTTTCTCCTTTCTTTTTCTCTATTCAACACATTTCTACAAACTTTTTAATTTAAAGGTTGTACACTTATATTGAAGGGAGGTGTCAATATGTTTGAATATACACTTACAGACGGTGAACTTAATATAAATACACCTTTTTGTAAAGATTTTAGCCAAGTAGAAAATGAGGTTATATCTTCTACTCCTGATTCTGTTCATATAAAGTCTAAATATCCTAACGGTTTTACTATTGAATATTTAGCTTATTCAAACAAAATAATATTCAAAACTAATAAACCATTAATTAAAAATCCTGATGGTTCATTTGATGTACAACTATAGATATCTTTTCTTTACTTAATTTCATAGTTGTGCATCCTAAAATTATAACTAACTGCTCTTGAACTGGTACTTCTTGAGCAGTTCCTTTTAATTCATTAATTGCAAACTCTAAAGCTACTACATCATCATCTGTAGTTTCAACACTTTCAAAATTTTTAAAGTTATATAATAAATCCTCTAATTGTCCTATTATTTCTTTTCTATTCATTTTAAATTCCTCCTTAAATTACATTTGTTGCAAATATTAAAGCTAACATATTGCATGCACTTAGTATTAAATATTTAAAGCTTTTTTTAGGTTCTTTTGTGTCTAAGCTTTTAATCATAAATTCAATACTTAAATATAAAGCTGTAACTATAGCTATTATTCCTAAGATAATCTTTCCTCTTTGAGTTAACATATAAATCCTCCTTACATATCTTTTATATCTTCTAAATTACTTAAATCCATAAACTGATACTTTCTAAAAAATTCTTCAATAGCATATTCCGGTACTTTAAGTGACTTAAGTTTTAATGCTCCCAACATTTTTTTATTAATTAAAGCATAGACTGTATTTTTATTAGTTTTTAAAATTTTTGTTGTTTCTTCTACTGAATAAACTTTCATTTGAAATATCCTCCATATATTTAATAAAAATTTAACTCTAAATTATCTACTAACTCTCTCAATACTTTTAATACATATATAAATATTGAAATTTTATTAAAGCCTTATTACTCTTATAGCGTAATCTTATTCAAAAAAAATTTCATCAAGTGAAATATTTAAAGTCTCTGCTATATCTACCATTGTATTAATACTTGGATTTTTTCGACATGCTTCAATATCACATATAAAACTTGGGCTTTTTTTTATCTTTCTAGCAAGACAAGATTTAGATATATTTTTTTTAATCCTTTCGTTCGTCATAGCTTCTCTAAATTTATCTTCTGCGTTCATATCATCACCTCTTTTCGCTCTACGAGTAAATTATATTACTCAATTAGCGTAAAATCAATTTTCAATATTTACGCCAAAAGCCTAAATAAAGAGATTAATGGACTTAATCTCTTTATTTAGGCTTTTTTCTCTTAATTTCTCAAATTTACGCCTATAGTAAAGTTTTACACTATAGGCGTAAAACGCTATAATTAAAATAATTATTTTGTTAAGGAGTGTTTTAGATGAATGTACCTAATACATTAAGAAAATTAAGAAAGGAAAATAATTTAACCTTAAAAGAATTATCAGAAAAAAGTGGGATTTCCGTATCTTTTATTTCAGATATTGAAAATTTCAGAAGGAATCCTAGTATAGAAACTTTAGAAGCTCTCTCAAAGGCTTTAAATGTATCCGTAAGCACTTTTTTTGATAATGATTTAAATAATAATGAATCAAAAGAAAAAAAAGGAAAAGATTATTCATTAACAATAAAAGAACAAGAAAACATTGATAAAGAAGCTCAAAAAATATTAGATGATATGACTTTATCATTTTCAAAAAATAAAGATATTCTTACAGAAGAAGATTACTTTGCAATAGAAATGGCTTTAAAAAGTTCTCTTGAAGCTATAAAGATAAAAAATAAGAAAAAATTTACTCCCAAAAAGTTTAGGTAAATTACATATTAGATAATAAAACGATTAACAAACAATAAATTTATAGAAAGTACACAGGAAAATAATTAATAGAGATGTACGAACGAATGGGAGGGAATTGCTTTGAATTGTGTGGAATGCATTAAGTTTGAAGCTGATAAACAAATAAAAAGGTATATTAATGAATTAGGTTACTTAGACCCTATGCTTATTGTAAAAAATCTAAAAAGAGTTCATTTTTCTATAGAGCCATTAACTGACTCTATTAATGGATTCTATAATTATATATCACCCAACAAACAAATGATTGTTATAAACTCAAATTTAACTGAAGAAGAATTCCAATTTACTTTATTTCATGAACTTGGACACTATTTTTTAGGTCATAAAGATAAGCTTCTTTTGAATTCATCTTTTACTATGAATTTAAAAGAAGAATATCAAGCTGATCTATTTGCTACTTACATGTATGTAAATTATAAAAATATAGATTATTTAGATAACAAAACTCTATTGCCCAAAAGAGTTTCAGAACTTAAAGAAAAAATATCTAATACGCTTTAACCAGTTGTTTTTACAGCTGCTTATTTTATAAATTTTAAAGAACATACATTCGCATTTTAAAGGAGGAATTTTAATGCAAGGAAGTATAAGAAAAAGGGGTAATACCTGGTATTATTCTTTTGACTTAGGTAAAGTGGATGGTAAAAGAAAGCGAAAGGAGAAAGGTGGTTTCAAAACTAAAACAGAAGCTCAAAAAGCTTTAAGAGAAGCAATAAACACTTATGAAAATTGTGGAACTATCGTTAAAGAAACTAATATTACTTTTGCTGATTATCTTGATTATTGGTTTAAAGAATATGTAGAAATAAATTGTAAATTCAATACTCAAAAATATTATTTAGGAATTATACAGAAACATTTGAAACCTGTGCTTGGATCATATAAACTTAAATCACTTTCTCCAAATGTATTGCAAGAGTTTTTAAATAAAAAATATATTTCTGGATTAAGCAAAAGCTCTTTAAGTAACTTTTATGGTGTTTTATCAGGCTCTTTAAAAATGGCTGTGTACCCATATAAGTTTATAAAAGAAAACCCAATGCAATATGTAAAAATTCCAAAGAATAATAATACTAAGGTTCAAGAAAAAATTAAGGTTTTAACTTTAGAAGAATTTAAAACAATTTTAAATAGATTCCCTTTTGGAAGTAATTTTTATATTCCTTTACAAATTGCTTTCAATACTGGTTTAAGAGGTGGAGAAGTATGTGCATTAACTTGGGATAATATAGACTTTGATAATAAAACATTAACAGTAGAACATACTTTAATAGAAAAAGGGAATGGAATTTTTGAGTTAGGAACTCCTAAAACTAAAAGCTCTTTTAGAACTATTGCACTTGGTGATACTTTAATAAATATCCTAAAAAAACATAGAACTTTTCAAAAAGAAAATAAATTAAAATATGGTGAATACTATTCAAACTCAAATTACATTTGTACTAAAGAAAATGGTCAATTAATTACTACATCATCTTTAAAATACTTAAGTAGAGTTGTAAATTATGAATTACTTATTGATTTCAACTTTCATGCCTTAAGACATACTCATGCAACAATGTTGTTAGAAGGTGGGGCTAACTTTAAAGATATTCAAAAAAGATTAGGACACTCAAAACTATCCACAACTATGGACACTTATTCACATGTAACTAACAAGATAACCACAGATACTGTTAATATATTAGAAAAAATTATTGCCGACAATTAA